CAATTTGGTCAAAGCCAGTCGCTGACTTCGATTATCAATCAAGTGATTCTCAGTTCAGAGTACGCTACTGAAGCACTGGAACCTAAATTTCTTACCCCGCAGGGATTTATCAAATGGTTCAAGCTAGATGTGCAGATTGAATTGTTGAAATTTGACAAGCTAACTGGTGACTATGCCAAGAAAATCACTTATAGAGTAGTACCGTATTTCGTGCATCAGAGTATATTTGCTAATGCTACTTCGGCACCAATCGGATATGCTCAACTAATGAAAGATGTAGTTAAAGAATATCAATACATCTATACAGGTCAAAACGTTGACATCCTTAGTTTTAACATTGAAATCAACAATTTGTTTTATGCAGGCGCTAATCCTAAGCCAGAAGCAGAGGCTGCAAACACTGGCAACCAAGATCAAAAAGCAGCAGAAGTTCGACCGTCGTCTACTAGAACAGGTAAGGGGCAAGCTACTGAAGTGCAGTCAGCACAGACTGGCCGAGCTAGACCTAAACGTGATCCTAGACTATTGAAAGGGTATAAGGGCGGCACAGAAAACAAAAGCGTGGAACAAAACGTAGCTGAAAATTTTCAAGACGCATTTATCAGCGGCAGCAGCGCAGACATGGTGACCATTAATCTTGAAGTTCTGGGTGATCCTTACTGGTTGATAGATTCGGGTATGTCTAACTATTTTACAGGCGCAGCCAGCCCTACTGCTCAGATTACCGACGACGGCACAATGAACTATGAAAGCGGTAATGTCTATATCTACATATCGTTGCGAACACCAGCCGATGTTAACACGTTAACAGGACTGTATGATTTTTCAGTTGCAGGTAAGGAAAGCCCATTTGGCGGTATATATAGGATCGTCAGCTGTGAAAATCAATTCACTGACGGTAATTGGAAACAGAAACTAAAATGCATAAGAATGCCAGGACCACAAGGACCGGAAGTCAATGAAACTATCACCGGAGACAAAGCATCGGTGATAGACAAACTACATCTAATCAGCCAACTCGTGTGGTAGGATTTAGATATTACAGAGATTTAGGACAAAATTAATGGCAGAATTATCTAGACCGTCAGTTAACGACTCGGACAGAAGCGGCGGGTTAACCACAGGCATATATATCGCTAGAGTTATCAGTCACCTTGATCCTTCATTTATGGGATCAATTGAAGTCACGTTGCTGAAAGATCAAGCCAACACCGCAGGCGATGACAGCCAGACATTTATTGTGAAATATGCATCGCCGTTTTTCGGATACACTCCATTTGAGTTTATGGGGAATAATGACGGAACTAAATCAACAATTGACGGCTTCAGCGACACACAAAAATCATACGGCATGTGGTTCGTTCCACCAGACGTAGGAGTCAACGTATTAGTGTTGTTTGTGAACGGAGATCCCGCAGCAGGCTATTGGTTCGCTTGTGTACCTGGCATTAACATTAATCACATGGTACCAGCCATCGCTGGTAGTACAGTAAACAGTCTTGACGCTGAAGATAAAAAAAGATATGGTAACACTTCATTGCCTTTGCCTGTTGCTGAAGTTAACAAACGTATTAACGGAGAAACACAAGAAACTGATCCAGAAAAATATCCCAGAGTAGTGCATCCTATCGCAGATCGATTTCTTGAACAGGGACTGTTAGAAGATGATGTTAGAGGATTTACTACTTCGTCGCCAAGACGAGAAGCGCCTAGCATGGTGTTTGGTATTAGTACACCTGGACCCCTTGATCGTAGAGCCAGCGCAAAAAAACAACAGATAGGTAAAGCAGACAGTCTGGCCACAGTGCCAGTGAGCAGGCTGGGAGGCACACAGCTGGTAATGGATGATGGCAATGATAGATTTCACAGAGAAAAATCTGCTGCTGAAGGCCCAGTAAAATATATCGATTTGTTAGATCCTGCCAATCAGAAAAAAGGTGACACTGGATCTGCAACTATTCCAGCCAGTGAATATTTTAGAGTACGGACTAGAACTGGTCATCAAATATTGATGCACAATTCAGAAGATTTGATCTACATTGCCAATGCTCGCGGCACGGCATGGATAGAGCTTACCAGCAACGGCAAGATAGATATATTTGCCGAAGACAGTATTAGTATTCATACTCAGCAAGATCTCAACATACGTGCTGCTCGAGATATAAATCTAGAAGCAGGTAGAAACATCAACATGAGAACCGAAACAGGCAAGTGGCATGTGGAAATCGCCACTGACATGGAGTTTTTAATCAATTCAGATGCTAAACTAACAGTAGGTGCTAATCTTGATATATTAGTAGGCGCCAAGACTAAAATATCTACTAACAACGATCTAGACATCGCGTCCGGAGCAGAAACTAAAATTAGCTCTGTCTCAGATATTAACGTCGGTAGTGGTGCTGAAGTTAAACTCAACGGCACTAAAATTAATTTCAATGGGCCGAACAACGCAGAAACTGCCGAGGCTGCTGATTTTGTGAAACCGTATGATCTTAGAGATAATCCTGCTACCAGCACAGCAGCAGGATGGGACAAGCGGTATCAAGCTGGCATCGTGAAAAGCTTCATGAAGCGTATTCCTATGCATGAACCATGGGCATTGCACGAGCACCGAGCACCTAATTTATTAACTCCGGATAAGACGGACAGGGACATTTAATTATGGCTACAAGATTATACAATCAACAAACAGCGGCTCAGCGATCTGCTACAGTGACGCAGAATCAAGGGCAATTTACCTACAAAGGGTTCAGCAGCAAAGAGGCCAATAAGAACTTCAAGCTCTATGATATCAATCTTGTCAAGCAGGATTTGATCAATCATTTTTATATCCGCAAGGGCGAAAAATTAGAAAATCCAGAATTTGGCACAGTGATCTGGGACATGCTGTTTGAACCATTTACTCCCGATGTCAAAGAGATCATAGCCAAGGATGTAGAAGCTATCATAAACTACGATCCTAGATTTGCAGTCACTGAAATCAACATAGACAGCACAGATCAAGGCATGCGCATACAGGCAGATTTAGTGTATATTCCGTTTAATATCACAGAACGTATGACCATGAACTTTGATAAAAACAACAGTGTAATTAACTAAGCAGTTTATTTTTAAGGGTAAATATTGGTATGACCACAACCAGCAGACAAAACAATCTCATACTGAATCAAGATTGGACACGGATCTATCAGACGTTTAGAAACGCTGATTTCCGTAGCTACGACTTTGAAAATCTGCGAAGAGTTATTATCACATACCTTCGTGAAAATTATCCAGAAGACTTTAATGATTACATAGAATCGTCAGAGTATATGGCATTGATAGATGCCGTGGCATTTCTAGGACAAAGTCTCGCATTCCGTATAGATCTTGCCAGCCGCGAAAATTTCATCGAGTTAGCTGAGACCAAAGAAAGCGTACTGAGAATTGCTCGTATGCTTAGTTACAATGCTAAACGCACTGTAGCAGCTAACGGACTATTAAAGTTTACAACTATTTCTACCACTGACACTATTATAGACAGTAATGGAAAAAATCTTGCGCAACAACTAATTACCTGGAACGACCCTACTAATCCTAATTGGTTAGAGCAGTTTCTCACTGTGTTAAATTCTGCTATGGCAGATAACACAGAATTTGGTCGTAGTCAAGGCTCTGCTACTATCCAAGGGATTCCCACAGAACAGTACAGATTCCGCACAGTCACTGCCGATGTGCCATTATTTTCATTCTCTAAAACTGTGGCCAGCAGAGGTGTAAATTTTGAAATAGTCAGTACTGCGTTTAAAAACAGCGAGAATATTTACGAAGAGCCACCGGTGCCAGGTAACCAACTGGGATTTGTTTATAGGTTCCAACTACCAATGAAAAAATTGCTGTCGACGCTGGTAATATCAACAATGATGATGTATGGTTGTTTTCTTTAAATTCACAAGGTGCTCAGCTGGAAGAATGGACCAAGGTATCATCACTGGTAGGCAACAACATCGCGTATAACAGTGTGACACAAGATATACGTAACATTTATGCTATCAATACCAAAGAAAATGATAACATTGATCTTGTATTTGCTGACGGAGTCTACGGCAATCTGCCGCAGGGAGCTTTTAGAGTATTTTATAGAACCAGTAACGGGTTGTCGTACACCATATACCCCAACGAATTAAGGGGCATCAACATTTCTGTGACATACAGAAATAAAAACAATGTTGAACACACGCTGACCATCGGCTTGGCCCTGCAAAGCACTGTGGCAAATTCAGCGGCATCAGAAGACATAGACAATATCCGTGCCAACGCCCCTGCAGTCTATTACACTCAGAACAGAATGATTACTGCAGAAGATTATAACCTCGCACCATTATTGGGATCACAGAACATAGTAAAAATTAAAGCAGTAAACAGAACCAGTAGCGGAATCAGTAGAAATTTTGATATCCTTGATGCCACAGGCAAGTACAGCAGTATAAATGTTTTCGGCGATGATGGATACATTTATAAACAACAAGACGAGTCTATCTTGTCATTTAAATTTACCAGCAGAATAGACATTATTAATTTTATAAGACGAAGAATAGAACCAGTGTTCACTGAGGCTGAAGTTTATAATTTCTATTTCACAAACTTTGATAAGATTCTGTTTACCGATGTTAACACAACATGGCAATCAGTTACTTCGACAATCAGCACAGGGTATTTTAAAAATATCATTGACAACTCTCAACTTAGAGTAGGCAGTTATTCTACCAGCAATTTGAAATATGCTTTGATTAATGCAGCTGTAAAATTTGTACCGCCTACAGGATACAGATTTAAAAAAGGTAAATTAGTAATCGCCAATGCCAATGATGCTGACCAAACAGAATACATCTGGACAAAAATTGTTAAAATCACAGGCGATGGCAGTTATGTCAAAGGTCTAGGCCCGATTACTCTTAATGAAACTGTTCCGACGGGTGCTATTGCTCAACGGATAGTTCCACGATTCGTCAGCGATTTGCCTGTGGCCCTAGAGACTGAGATTGTCAATCAAGTATTTGATAATCAAACCTTTGCACTACGATATGAGATCACAGAATCTCAATGGAAATTAATAACGTCTAGTAATTTAAATCTCACAAATGATTTTACTCTAGGTAAAGCCGGAGACACTACTAATACTAATATTGATAGTTCGTGGATTGTAGCATTTGTAAAACAGCCTGACAGTTACATAGTTAGGATTAGAAAACAGTCCTATATTTTCGGAAGTCTAAATCAAAATAGATTCTATTTCGACAGCAATGAAAAACGATATAACGATCAAGTAGGAGCAGTAGTTAAGGATCAAATCACAGTGTTGGGAATTAACACTTCAAAAGATTTTATTACTCAGCTAAAACAAGATGTTCCGTTTGAAGTCAGCGACACAATAAAATTTGATGACGGTTACGAAAGTACCAACGAAATCAAATTGAGTTTTAGAGATTCCGATGATGACGGTGTTATAGACAATCCGGAATCATTTGAAAACATTGTTGGTCTAAATCAGGATTTAAATTTTTTATTTTTCCTAACATCCAACGACATTTACGGAACAAAAATTCGTACCTTGATAGATAATTCAAATGACACTATCCTGATCAGACCAAAAGAAGCAGGGATTGATATCAACGATACTGTGACCTATCCAGACCAGCAGTTGATATATTTCTATGACTCTGCCGAAGACATTGTAAAACGAGTAGATCGTACTACTAACACGCTGATTATCTCTAACGAATATACAGCTGTAATCGGTAGAAGAAATTTAAAATTTCAATACCTTCATAATGCCAGTGTAGATAGAAGAATAGATCCTTCAACCAGTAACATCATTGATATATATCTGTTGATTAGAAGCTATGACGAAAGTTATAGAACATATATTGCAGGCGGAACAGATACTGAACCAGTGGCTCCTACCAGCGAATCGTTGCGGACAACATTCGGCACAGCATTGGCGTCGATCAAAAGCATCAGTGATGACATCATATATCATCCTGTAAAATACAAAATTTTGTTTGGTGCTAAAGCAGAACCGCAATTACAGGCAGTATTCAAGGTTGTAAAAAATCAAAATCGATCAATCAACGACAACGATCTCAAAGTTCGAGTAATTACTGCTATTAACAATTTCTTTGATATCAACAATTGGGATTTCGGTGATAGATTTTACATGGGCGAATTAACTACTTACATTCTAAACACCGTAGCACCGGATCTTGCCAACATTGTTATTGTGCCAAGACAACCTACTCAATCATTTGGCAGTCTTTTTGAAATACAGAGCCGGTCCGATGAAATACTAATCAGCGCAGCTACAGTGGATGATATCGAAATAGTCACAGCCATTACAGCATCCGAAGTAGGCGCAAGCATAAATTCTATGGTATCAACCACTTACTAATATGGCCAATAAACTTTTTCCTAACAGTCAATTACCTATACGTAGATCAGTAGAACTGCTTCCGGTAATTTTTCAAACACCATCCAACGACAAGTTTTTATCTGCGGTAGTTGATCCATTAATACAGCCGGGAGTGCTAGATAAAGTTGTTGGATACATTGGTCGTAGATACGATAAAACTTTCAACGGCAAAGATGTGTACGTCGATACTGACGCCACACTGCGCAGCAGTTATCAATTAGAACCTGGAGTGATATTTAAGAATCACGATAAAATAGAAAATTTCTATGACTATGTTGATGTTAAAAATCAATTGAAATTTTTTGGCAACACCATTGAACGAGACGACAAAATAACCGGTCAAACCCATTATACATGGGATCCTCCAATTGACTGGGACAAGTTTATTAATTATAGAGAATACTATTGGGAACCGTTAGGGCCACGAAGTATTAAAATTACAGGTCAAAGTGCAACAGTTACCAGCACATACAAAGTCGTTTTAGGAACTACTAAAAACTCGTTTGTGTTCACACCTGATGCCTATACTAATAATCCAACGTTGACTCTATATCGAGGTCAAACCTACAAATTCCGTGTGAATGCGCCGGGCGAAGGATTAGTGATTCGTACTAATTTTGACACAGGCAGTTTATTGTTTCAACCTAGCAGAAGCTATCCACAAGGCAGTGTAGTGGTATACGATTCAAAACTATGGCGAGCTATCCGTGATGTCACCAGTTTAGATTCGAGCTCAATCACTCTAGACAGTGAAGATTGGCAATACATAGAACCAGCCAGCGCCGGCAACTCCTTAGATTACAACAAGGGAATAACCAACAATGGAATTGAAAACGGTATATTGACCTTTGACGTTCCGTACGACGCTCCTGACACGCTGTATTATCAAGGTAAAATCACACCAGATGCATTCGGAAGATTTATTATTGCAGATATAGAAGAAAATACTTTTGTTAATGCGGATATAGATATCATCGGAAAAACCACATATACCAGCGGTAACGGTATTGAATTCAGCAACGGTATGGTTGTAGAATTCACAGGCAACGTCACTCCGACCATTTACTCTGCAGATACATGGTTGGTAGAAGGTGTAGGAACAGCTATCACATTGACTAGATTCAGTGATCTTTCAGCACCGATATTAAGCGCGACCTCTCCTGAGGTATTATTTGACAATGAAGGATTTGACACACAGCCATTTGATGATGCCACAGAATATGCTGCATCAAAAGATTATATAACTATCGCAAGAGACAGTGCAGATAACAATCCGTGGTCACGTTACAATCGTTGGTTCCACAGATCTATTTTAGAAAAAGCATATCAGTTACGTGGCCAAGACTTCCCAGCTACTGAAACAGCAAGAGCAAAACGCCCAATTATAGAATTCCGTGCTGGCCTACAACTATTCAACCATGGAGTGATTGCTAAACAAAGTGTAGATTACATAGATACCGCAACCACTGATGTTTTTTCTATCGTCGAAGGATCAAAAGGATACAACATAGACGGTGAATTTTTATTCGACGGAGCGAGAGTATTAGTTGTGGCTGACCAAGATAAATCAGTTAACAATAAAATATACACTGTAGAATTTATCACACACAACAATTCTACTCAGATTCATCTTAGAGAAAGCAATGACACAGAATCGATCCTTGGTCAGTGTGTTACCGTTAGACGAGGTGTAATTAACAAAGGTTTGATGTTCCATTATACCGGAACCGCCTGGGTATCTAGCCAACCTAAGACTGCTGTAAACCAAGCACCGATGTTTGATGTTTTCGATTCAAATGAAATTAGTTTCGGCGATCATACGACTTACCCAGACTCGGAATTCATAGGCTCAAGTATATTAAGTTACAAGCCAGGCAACGCAAGAATTGATACTGAATTAGGTATTCAAATCAGTTATCTTAACATAGATAACATAGGCGACATTGAGTTTAACTACAACTGGGATGTTGATACATTTCGGTATACTGTTAATAGATTACCGGTAGAAAAAAGAATATCTACTGGCTTTTATAAATTAGGTTCTAACTATGCCAATGGATGGCAGCAACTAACTTCTAAATATCTACAGCCTATAATCGATAATCAGATTGTCGGCACAGCAACTGATACATTAACATTTTCTACAATACGATGGGAAAGTCTAACCACCGAACCTGAAATAAATTTCTACCTTAACGGTACGAAGTACACAGGGACATGGACACGACAATTAGG